TCGCGTACCAGAGCGCGGTGACCTGCTTGCCATAAACGTCGTATTCTTTGCGGTGATCGGTGGCGCTGGCGTTGCGGTCCTTCGACGGGGTTCCGCCGAATTCAATGGCCAGAATCGACGGCGACCAGTGGCGGGCCATGGACGAAACGAGGGTGCCGCGCCCCGTCGAGTCGATCCCGAAATTCTCCGGCTTGATCCCGCGGGACGTGCATTCGGCCGAACACCAGTTCGTAATCTGATCCTCAGCCTCGATTTTCAGTGCGGGATTGATCGGCACAATCACCTGCGCCTCCACCGAAATCAGGACGATCCCGCCGATTGCCTGACCGAACAGGAGTTCGGTGAACACGCAACGGTCGCCACCCGTGCCGGAGTACGCAGCGTCCAGCCCGGCGCACCGCGTCAGGCGCGTCACGTCTGACCAGATGGGTTCCTCGAAAGCGCGGTGTCGCTCGCACATGAGCATGTCGATGACCCGTTTCTTGGTTCCGGTGCGGGGCATGATCCCGTAATTCATCATGCTCGCCTGCTCCGAATCCTCGCCGTACTCGCGGATGTCCTGCTCGATTTGCTCTGGGCGGATGAGGTGCTTGTAGGGGTTCAACCCGCGTGGGTAATGGAAGTTCGGACTGTCGAGGCCGCATAGCTGTATGGCAACGCCCTCGCTTCGTGTTTTCCAGACCTTCGTTTTCTTCTCGGGGCTATACCCATCCCATCCCCCATCACCAGCAGCGGGTTCTGCGGCTTCACCGAGGGGATCTTTTGGGTCTTTTGGGTTTCCGAGAACGACGAGCTTAAACACCGGGTTTTTGCGGAGGTTTGACACCGAATCCAGAAACCCGTGCGACATCAAATGCCCCTCGTCAGCGATTAGCAGAACACGGTGGTTTTTCAAACCGACGTAGTTGGAAATCCCCACCCATTTCTCGCCAACTTTGCAGGCAATCCCAATGATGCCGTCACGCTTATCCGCTACTTCTTCGACAGTGAAATCCATCGGCCGCATAGTCAGCCTGTGCTTTGAAGGAGCGGCATGCCCCTCAAGCCACGGTCGAAGCTCACGGGCAGAAGTGTAAAGCTCCATCATCGACCCCCAAATCCGCATATCGAGCGCGTCCTTCGTGGTCGTGGACACCATGACCGTCGTGTCCTTAACGTAGATCCACTGGTATCCCAACCCGATTGCGGCGAGCACATACGTTTTGCCAGCAGATGCCGGACCGAGCACGGCAACCTGATGGTGCTCCACTATGTTCTCGATGATCAGATGACTCCACTGGCTCTGCGGTGGGCAATTCTGATACCAGTCAAACGTGGGCCACAGCGCCGCAATGGCGCATTTGAAATGGTGGACTACCCCCATCCCGTGTCCGCGCAACGTGCCACCTTGACGCACCATCTCCGATTCGATCTGAAACCGATCTGTCGTCTGCCATTTTAAGTCTCGGAGGTACGGGAAGTCCGCGCTACGGGGATCAGCTCTAGGCACCATTCGTGCTTGTAAACATGCCATTTTGGCGCATTGATGCAAGGGCGCCGTTCCGATCCGGTGCCAACCAGAGATGGCCGAACCGAACGCCGCCCTTCGCCTAGACCAAATCCTGTCTGTAGAGGGTGGGGTTGATGACGGGTTCCCGCCGCCGCTCATCGCCGAGAATCAGAACGCCTGGGCGGTCAACGCGACCCACCGCGGCGGGTGGATGCAGGCCCGACCCGGCATCGTCAAGCGTTCGACGCTCCCCGACATACCAGAGGGACTGTTCCAAGGGGCTGGCACGTACACGGCGGACAACGGCAAAGCGTTCCTTGCAGTGTCGGTTTCCGGAAGGACCTACCTCATCGACATTCTCGGGGCGTACGCGGTTACCGACATCACGATACCGGGCGATGCCAACATGGCGTCTCTCCCGCATGCGTGGTTTCAGCAGGCGGAGAATTGGCTCGTGGTTCAGAACGGGTTGAACGCGCCTTTCCTATACAACGGCACGGTTTCCCGCCGAGCCGGTGAGGGAGAGGTGCCCGTTGGCGGCCCGATGGCGTACGGGCGAGGGCGGTTGTCTGTGGCCCGCAAGAGCCTGCTCTACGTCGGCGATCTCGTGTGGTCCGATCCCGATGCCGGCCGGGATTCGGTGATTGGTTTCACGGAGAACGATTTCCTGAACGAAGGTGGCGCCTTCTCAGTCGATAACGGCCCCATCACTGGCATGCGTCACGTCGCCGTTTTGGATGAAGGCGTGTCGTCAGCGGATCTCATCGTCTACACGCTGAAGAACGCCCACGCGCTCAACCTTCCCCTCGATCGCACCATCTGGAAGAATCTCAACTACCCCGCGTTGCGATACATCATGATGGATTACGGGGCGGTGAATCACGAGAGCATCATCACGCTCAACGGCGACCATATGTACCGTTCCGTTGATGGCATCCGCTCGCTCGCCATCGCCCGTCGCGATTTCTCGGAGTGGGGGAACAGCCCAATCAGCAGGCAGATCCCCCGCGCATTGGAGTTCGACACCGAGGAACGCCTCTGGGCAGCCAGCGGTGCCAACTTCGACAACCGCGTGCTCATGACGGCTCAACCGCAGCGCGATTACCTGCACGGCATGTGGCACCGGGCGCTCGTGGTGCTCGATTTCAACCTGATCACCGGCATGGGCAAAAAGGTTGCCCCCGCGTGGGATGGAGTCTGGACCGGCCTGCGAATCCTGCGAATCCTGACGTTGGAGGTGGGTGCCACCGTGCGGTGTTTCATCTTCGCTCTGTCTGACACCGACCGGATCGAACTTTGGGAGCTGACCAAATCGAGAGCGTTCGATTTCGACGGCGCCAACGACGTGCCGATTGCGTGGACCGTCGAAACACGCGGGTTCAGTTTCCAGAATCCCCGTGAATTCAAGCGGCTGATGTCCGCCGACCAGTGGTACGACGGGATGCTTGGCGACGTCAGCATGCGGGCTCTATTCCGGTCGGACGGCTCGGAGTGTTGGCAAAACTGGGCGAGCTGGTCGGACTGTGCGGCATACACGAACTGCGGCGAGGTGCTGAACTGCCTCGGTAACCCCTACGAGACGTTTCAACCCGTACGCAATTACCAACCTCAGCAGCGTTCCCGTGTCTCTCTGCCACAACCTCCGGACGTGGCGGACCAACAGTCGCGTGGGCTCACGCGGGACGGATATCTGTTTCAGCTTCGATACGAGATGGTGGGCAGGATCAGGTTGAAGATGCTGAACATCATCGCATCCAAGCGCGACATGGCGCCATTCGGAGGGATGGACCGCATAACCTGCGACTCGCCTTCGACGGGCACCTGTGCAACCGACCCGTGCCAAGGCATCGAGTGCTGTCCGCGGGATGATTACGGCTACGCGGTTGGCGGCACCGGCACCACGGATTACCCCGGATATCCCGGCGAGGATGGTGGAGGCGGTGGTGGCGAGGACGGTGACGATCCCCTCATCCTGTTCGATGGACCAACCGTCACGTCCATCCCGCAACTACCCAACCCTTGTGATCCACCAGCCGAGACGCACAACGTGGCTTCCAGCTATGTGTGGGGGCTGCAAGCTGGCGACAACCCGAACGCCGTCCTGTCGGGTGCGCAGTTGGCCTGTTACGCGGCGCTGTTCGACGCCGAGTACTCCCGGACCGTGCAGGATTTCGTCGATGCCGGGTTCGTGGTTCAGGCGCACACGCCGCGGACGTGGGTTTACAGTCCGGCGTTTGGACCGTTTCTGTCGGCGCTTTCTAAGGATCAGACGTGCGACCCGTTCAATCCGGTGGACGATCGCACCGTCTTATTCAATGGATTTTTCTACGTTTCGCGCTCAATCTGCATCGTGCCGGTAACCTGATTTATGGCTGACGCGATCCCAACAGCAGGCCAACTAGCTCCCCCAGCTTGCGGGTACGCGAACGAACAGGAGAGGTTTGAGGCATTCGTTGACGCCCTGACCATCACCATCACCGGCGGCATCCAATGGGAATTCAACCTCGTCCAACCCACCGACCTGACTCTGGCGTGGCTCAAGCTCGATGTGGACGAACGGCCGGTTGCAGCTCTCCAATACTCGACAGCCGACGCCCGTTATATCCGCTGGCGTTCTGTTCCTGCGACTGACGGCACCCCCGGCGGTTCTGCTGCCGCGTATACGCTGACGTTTGCTCCCCAATTCACGGCGGCTACGGCGTATCAGGAGGGGCGGCGCTACGTGTTCGCCTCGCCGTTCACCAATTCTGGTCCGGCGACTCTGGACGTGGACGGTGCGGGGCCGGTGGACATCCTGAAATTCGGTGGGGTGCCGCTCGTCGCTGGCGACATCGTTCAAAATCAGGTGGTCGATGTCGTGATTGCCGGTGGTGATGCGTGGTTGCAGACGCCGGTTTCCATCCCGTTACCCACGGCTGCCTCGATTCGGGCGTTGTATTCGACGACGGCGGAGTTTTCCGTGCCGACATCAGGCACCGCAATCAACGTCGCGAATCCCACTGGCGTCATGCCTGTTCACCTTCGAGTGGTGGCAGTGTGCAAGATTGGGGTAGATGGCTACAGCATCGGGGACGAATTAAATATTGAAGCCGTAGGAGCGGAAGTAAATTCATCCGAGGAAGATGCACCATCTTATAACATTTCCTGCTCGGTAAGCAACATAACCGTCTCATGCCAGACCGTCGATACTCAGCAAACGTACGCGGCGAAAACTGGCGGAAGAACTGATTGGGATGCGGCTGTCCTTGCTGGTAGCTGGACGCTGAAAGCCTACGTCCTCTGAACTGTGAAAACCACCCTCGCCCAAGCCCGAACCGGCATCGACATCTCGGCGGCGTTGGGCATCCCGACGTGCGACGTCAGGTGGTTGGATCTCCTGAACCGCGCCCAGTCGTACCTCGCCGACAAAGGACGCTGGTGGGGCACGTACCGGCGCCTCTACGTCTGCGTCACGGGCGGGTGCATCACTTGGCCATCTGGCGTGGCCAACGTGGAAGCGTTCAAGCAATGCGATGTCGGGGTAACCATCCTCAATCAATGGTATGAATTCTCGGACGCGGTGCGTGCTCCAGCTCTTGATTGCGTTTGTGAACCGAACGTGCTCCTTGACCGTCCGGGTTCGCCCATGTTCTTGGACATGGAAGCGCCGGGGAAGATCCGCCTTTATCCCTCGGTTGCGTCCGACGCCGGGAAGCGCGTTCTCCTCCAGGGCGTGGACGACGCCACGGGGTTAACCATCCGCACGCTCGACGGGGCGACCTACGTGGACGGCGAATTCGTGACCGTCACCGCCCCGTTCGTCACTTCGACGTTCAC